AAAAGATTGGTATTTAAATTCGGAGAATCTGAAAAAAGTATCAACGATAAACTTTACGAAAGAGACATCGTATTAGAATTTGAAAAAAAATTATCATATGAAAGCCAATAAAAAAATTATGGAGTTACTAAATCATGGGTTTAGTGATTCTTTGCTTTCAACTCTAAATGAAAGACAAATTGATTCTTTATACCAAAGATTAGATGAATCTAAGAAGGAAAATAAAGAACAAGTCACGACTAGTGCGACTACCACAACTATTGTTGGACCTAAAGGGGGAGCGGCAACTGTTGCTGGAAAACCCATGACATTTAGCCCAACCTCAGCCGGTCTTGCAATTAAAGCGGAAAGTGAGATGAGTGAAGATGATGATACTGATTTAGCTTTAGCGGTACAATCTAAAGAAACCAATGAACAAGAATCTAATGATGGAGATATTTTATTAGCAATTAATGACCCTGAAATTGCGGCTTCATTTGGAGCACAAGATTTAGAGGAGAAATTTGAATCAAAAAAACAACAAAAATATTTTTGGTATAAATGTGGTGATGGTAAAACAAAAGAACAGAAAAAGTGGTGTAAGATGGCAAAAGAATTTTCTGATTCTACTAAAAATTTTAGTAAATTACCTGAAAAAAAGAAAAAAGAAACAAAAGAAGAATTTGGAATGGGTGATTACACAAAAAAATTATCATCTGTGTTAACAAATAATTTAGAAAAAGCTGCCTATAATATGAAACCTGATGTTAAATTTGGCGAAAGTGTTTTAGAAAAGAAAATTAGTAACTTAGTAGAAAAACATTTACCACCTAAAATGAGTAAAAAAGATTTAGTAAAAATGATTAACGAGGCCGGGAAAGAAGTTGAAACTCCTGTAAAACCGGATGTAAAACCTGAAAGACCAAAGCCTCAGACTCCATATCAACCTAAACATAAACCAGCTCCAAAGGCCGGAGAAAGAGAAGTTGAAACACCTGTCAAACCTGACGTTAAACCAGAAAGACCAAAACCACAAACTCCATATCAACCTAAACATAAACCAGCCCCAAAAGCGGAAAAGATTCCTGATTGGTTATCTTTCAAAGCAATTGGTATTAATTTAAAATAATATGAGTCTCAATATTAAAATGGAAAAAAAATTAAAACAAAAAAAACAATTGGAAACTAAATTGATTAATGAAGGTTTAACTAAAAACGAAGAAAAAATGTTAAAATCTATCAAAAAATCAATAAACGAAGCACCTATTGATTATGAAGGTCCTGAAAGAATGGGACGTGATATTGAGAGAAAAATAACTAGTAAAGAAACTCCTTATTCTGAACATCCGGCTTTACCTAAAGGTGACCGTGATTTTGTTGAATTAGTATCGTCTAAGAGATTTAAAGATTCTGTTGATACTGTAAGACGATATTTGGGTACTACCGCTCCTTTACAAGGAGGTAATCCGCTTATGCAACTTATGGGTATGGCAATGCAGTCATTACAACAAATCATGAGAATTGAATTCCAAAACAAAGAATATCTTGAAAGATTGGCGGTTGATTTGGTAAAAAAAGAAATGGGAATTCCTGAGGGAGCAATGCAATTTGATGCAAAATTGGTCCAAGGACCACTATCATCTGCAGAAGGTATGAGAACTGAACCTCAAAAACCAAGTAAAGAAGATGTTAAACAAGCCTTTAAACATCAAAATGAATTAGAGGATTTTGCTGACGAGTTTGAAAAATTTAATTTAGAAAGAGCAAAAAGAAGATTTATTAATTCTTTAATTCAAGGGGCATCTAAGAAAGGTCACTATATGTTTGAATTGGTTAGAGATGAGTTAGGTCGTCTTGACCCTAGTTTGGTTAACTTATATGGTGTTAACCAATCACTTATGGACCACTTATATTGGGTAATGCCTGATATGGAAGGTATGGCGGCCAGTGGTCAAGGTCAAATGGGGCAAACAAGTGTTGACCCTGAAACTGACCCACCAACTATAAAGGCAAGAGCAGCGACATTCCCACTTCTTATTCACGAATTGATTAAAGGTGTTTATGAAATATTTGGTACTCACGGTTTACCTGACGACCCAAAACAAGCTGAGATGGTTATGGGAGCTGAAGATACACTTCCTGCCGAGATTTGGGATATGAGATTAGGTCCGATATTCTGGGAGAAATTTACAGCAGCTTATCCACTTGAATTGTTTGATGAGGATATGAAACACATCCAACATTATTTGTTTATGAGATTCTCTAAACTTGATGCTAAAGAATTCTTTAGAGTTGCCAAGTTGATAAACAGTGGTGACCCACAAGGAGAAAAGATTATCCAAAGAATGGTTGATGACATTGTTTCTGAATTAAAGAAACAAGAATATGAAAAAGAAGCTTCCAAATGGGAAGATGATGATATTGACGATGTTGACCTTAGTAGTTTAGGTCTATAATTAAAACCCCCACTTAGTTGGGGGTTTAATATTTATAATAAAATGATTTTATGGGTTTAACAAAAGAACAAGTAATGTTAGAGTATGTAAAGTGTATGAAAGATACACCTTACGCACTTAGAACATATCTACAAACATACGATAACACAGTTTCAAAATATGTTCCGTTAGAACTATTTCCTGACCAAATTTCACTACTTAATGATTATGAAAATTATAATGAAAACATTGCATTAAAGTATCGTCAGGCTGGTGTATCTACAGTAACTGCCGCATGGGTCTCAAAAAAATTGGCATTTGCCAAAAAAACAAAACCTGAAAAAATATTGATAATCGCCAATAAACTTGATACATCCCAAGAAATGGCAAATAAAATTAGAGCGTTTATAACACAATGGCCTGAATGGGTTGGCATTGGGTTCTCGGTAGAGAAAGATTCTCAAAAACATTATAAACTGAATAATGGATGTGAAGTTAAAGCTGTAGCAACCTCAAAAGACGCTCTTAGAGGATTTACCCCAACTATATTAATATTTGACGAAGCGGCGTTTATTGACGCGGATTCTGACTTTTGGGCGGCTTGTATGGCATCTCTATCTACGGGTGGTAAAGTAATTGTGGTGTCAACACCCAATGGGTATGACCCGATTTATTATGAAATTTATGACCAAGCGTTAAGAAACATGAATGATTTCAAAATCTCTGAAATGTATTGGTTTAGAGACCCAAGATATACTAGAGATTTATATCTTGTTAAGACAAAAGATATTATTCATTATTTGTTAAACAAAGAAGAATATACTAATGATGATATTATAAGTTGGGAAAGTATTCCTTTTGATGATAGAAACTATGAAGAACTTAAATTGATTATGGATACAGGTTACAAACCATGTTCTAATTGGTTTGAAGGTATGGTTAAGAAATTAAAATACGACAAACGTAAAGTTTCTCAGGAATTAGAATGTAACTTTTTGGGTTCAGGGGATAACGTATTTGACTCAAATTTATTACAAAGAGTTAGAGAAAATTATTTAAGAGAACCTCAAAATAAGATGATGGGTAACTCACTTTGGATTTGGAAAGAACCTGTTGTCGGTCACAAATATGTTATGGGGGTTGACGTTAGCAGGGGAGATAGTGAAGACTTTAGTTCATTTCAAATTATTGATTTTGATGAAAGGGAACAAGTCGCTGAGTATGTCGGTAAGTTACCTCCCGATACAATGGCCGAGGTTTGTTATAAATGGGCCAATATGTATTCTTGTTTTGTTGTAATAGATATAACCGGAGGAATGGGCGTATCCACATCAAGAAAAATGCAAGAAATGGGGTTCAAAAATCTATATATTGACGGTGTTGATGTTGCAAATAAATGGAAATGGGACCCAAAAGCCGGCGAGAAAATACCGGGAATTAATTTTAATAACAAAAGAGTTCAAATCATTGCCTCATTTGAGGAAGTCATGAGACATGATTTTAAAATATATAGCAATCGTTTGTTTAATGAAATGAATACTTTTGTTTATATTAACGGAAGACCTGACCACCAAAAAGGACACCACGATGACTTAATTATGTCAATTGCAATGGCAACATATGTTGCCGAGTCATCATTCAGTCAATTAACCAAAGTTACAGAACAAACTAAGGCTATGATTGATTCCTGGTCGGTTAGTAATAATGATAATGTATCAAGTCAATTGAGTTTCAACCCTGTTATACCAAATTTTAATGAGAGGATGAATCAAAACAGTCAACAAAACGTAACTAAAGATGATTATATGAAATACGGTTGGTTATTTGGAGGTAGATAGTATTTATATTATTGATAAAGTGTTTAAATTAACTTAATGGAAAATAATAAACAGTTAACCGTATGGCAAAGATTAACAAGAGCATTTGGTCCAAATGCATTACTTAATCAAGATTATCCTACCTACAAGTTTGACAAACAAGAACTATTAAAGACTACCTCAAAACAAGAATATGAAAAGGAGTTATTACAAGCTCAACAAACATATTATCTTGCAAATCAGTGGACAAAAATAGAAAGTAATCTTTATACTCAAGCGGTATATTATGAACCAACAAGATTGGCCTCATTCTACGATTATGAATCTATGGAATATACTCCAGAAATTTCTGCAGCCTTAGACATTTATGGTGAAGAATCTACAACTGTTGACCAAAATGGTTATATGTTACAGATTTATTCAGAGTCCAAAAGAATTAAAGGA